TGAAACTTTAATCGCTTTCATATCGTTATACTGTTTAATGTTATTGATGTGGGCAATCCCGGACTCGAACCGGGGACCATGGCTTCTATGGGTAAGTTTCGCCTGTTCTACCTTCTGAACTAATTGCCCGCCCGTCTTTCCGGGCTGCCTGTTAACCTGCAATCTTATTGCCTTAGAATAGTTCCACTTGATTCCTTGCGATAGTGTCGTAGAAATAACCGTTGGAGAAAAACGCCACCGCCAGACCGTCTTTGTTTATGATGTCTATTTGTGTATTGTAAATATTGCTTCCGTAGTGTATATCCAACGTACAGTTATTATGGCGTTCGTTACCTATTTTCACGCCACGCTTATTTTCAACTAGGCGTTCCGCCAAATACACTGCCTGGCGACTCTCTATATCCATTTCTTGCCAGCTACTACAACTGCCTGCCTTACGATTTACTTTCATATCCTTTGCTCTTTTTAAGTTTTACTTCTAAAATTCGTTTTTATGGTTGCCTTTTTATATCTTTGGTGCGTGTTCATATTTTAAACACACCGCAATATTACGGATAATTATCACAATAACAAAATATAATCGTGATTATTTTCACAAATATTTTTACACTATGATTGAAAGATTGTCGCAATTTATACAGTATCAAGGAGTTAGCGTAAGAGCTTTTGAACAGTCGATTAATGCCAGTGATGGTATGATTAGGCGTGCTATTGCTAATAAGACAGATATTCAAAGTAAATGGCTTTCTGTAATAGCGGAAAATTATCCGAATTTGAACATTGACTGGCTTATTACCGGAAAAGGGAATATGCTTAAAGGAAAATTATCCGCAACTACAGAAAGTGACAGCGTAGACAAAACCGGAAAGTTAGATCTCCCGTCTATTAATAACGAATATAAAGGAGCTCCATATTATAACATAGATTTTATTGGAGGGTCTGATATAGTTCTGAATGACCAAACAATCAATCCTGATTACTATATCAACTTTGCACCGTATAATAAGCCTGGTGTTATCTGGTGCAACATTACCGGCCATTCAATGGAACCAGAATTAAACAATGGTGATTTTATTGCGATGAAAGAAATGACAGACCCCATTGAATACCTACCATACGGAGAGATATATGGGATAGTGACCGACAGCTACCGAACCATAAAAAGGGTACGCATGTCTGACAGAAAGGGATTCGTACGTTTAATACCGACAAACAAAAGTCCTGAGTACGGGGAACAGGAAATACCAATCAGTATGATTCGAAAAGTGTTTGCTGTTTTAGGCAGTATGCACAGATTGTTTTGATTATTAGATGATTAAAAATAATAAAGGTGTATCAATAATATAATATAGGGTATTTTATGTATGCGAAAACCATAAAAAACAATGTTTACAGAGTATTTTCGGACATTATATGTATATAAATCGGTACTTAAATCATAGTGTTTTGTCCCCCCAAATGTCCCCCCTTTTAATACTTTTCGTTTTTGTAATGCCAAAAATGTCCCCCCAAACGTCCTCCCAAGTGTCCTCCCTACATAAAAAAAAGCGGTGTTCACAACCGTTCAAACCGGTTAGAACACTGCCATTACAGAATCAGTCGTTTGAATACGACTTAAATACAAATAAAACAGCTATTTAGCCGCTCTTATCAGGTGCGATTGGATAATCATCGCCCGCTTGGTTATTTTACAGCTTCCATCTGTCATTCCGGCGTGTAGAAGGCTGCTTTTGGTAATCCCGACCTCTGCCTCAGTCAGCACGTCAAAAATGGCAGAAATACTACCGAAATAGTAATTCTTCTTCTCGTAAAGCAAATGCACATGAATAACTTTTGTCATAACGTATTTGGTATTTTCTTTGTCGCAAATATACCAAATAATAATTATATGGAACAATCGAATAAATATTTTTCACGATCATAGCCAGAATCGGGAAAAAGAAAAGAGGCTGTTTAAAGCCCCTTTCTATATCCGGCGAAGAATCCGCCAACCACATAATAAAAACGCCCATGTGCGCCCCATTTACGCCTTAAACAGCCCAATATTAAACCTGTGTAAGCCCAATGTAAAGCCAGGCGTTAAAACATCGTTCAAAACAGGCCGCCGGTGCAAGCCCAATGTAAAGCAAGTGTTACTTTTCGTTTTGCACGTTCATTCTTGCCTTTACCTTGTAACTTATTGATATTCATGCATTATACCTGTTTTTCTTATTCTGTAAGGTTTACACATTTCGTTTATCCCCCCTTAAGTATTGGTTTCACAGATGATAACTATCCTCAAGTGGGGGCTGATATTTCTCAATTATTTCTTAATACCATTGTAAATGATGACAATCGGTCTTTCTTTCCAAAACTGAAAGAAGAAATCAGTACAAATGGATTACCTATTACAGGATATCTTGAGCAAAATATTGAGGGTGATGCGGATATTACTATTTCCACTTATCATGCTGTAGCGAAAATATCGTTGAGTTTTATTAATAATACAGGAATGGAGATACCTATTACAGGCTTTTCACTTGGTAATTTCTTAGCAAATAAGACTTCTTTATTTAAGGAAGGTGGATTATTAAGTGGTATTGAATACTTATCAGTAGATAAAATGATAAAGAAGACGATAAAAAGTGGAAGTTATGAAAATGTTCCAGAGAACAAGAATTTGCTGGTTTTTTATGTTTATGAAACACAAGCTATCCCCTCTAACTATACAATTGCACTAACATCTAACTTCTCTAATGTGAGTATCGGTGAATCAAATCAGTTTTTAGAAACTCAGGATATTTTGCGAAATAACTGGATTCAAGTTATTGCAACGATTAACCTGAATGCGACTGAAATAACGATTGATTTTGATTTCGAAGTTAGAAAATGGGATGCAATGGATATTGATGTACCTTCATTTAGTTAAAGAAAGGAGTGAAAAATATGAAAAATGATTATCCGCATGTTGTCCGTCTGTATGTTCTTGACTTGAAATCGGTATTGTAGCTGATGGCAGCCAAGACGACCCTGTCGAAGAGCTTCTCTCCGAAATACCTTCTGTTGAACTTGTAGCAGAATTCGTTGAGGTAATACTGTA